GGGTTAATTTCTATTCTATTGTCTAAGTGTTCTATAATTGTAGCCATATACAACTCTTTTTGTTTTTTAGTTTTGGCATACAAAGGGTATCTACACCAAGCATATTTTGACTCTCTTGGATTTATAATGTCCTTTATTAAATTGCCAAACCTTCTCATAGGTCGCACTATTTTATATACTCTGTTTACTTTCATAATTATTTATTTTGGTTATCTAAGTATTCTAATATTTGCTCTCCGACTTTCGGAAAGTCACTAAATAATATATCAACTATTTCTTTGTCTAGGTGTTCGTTCATTTCTTTACCTCTTGTTTGTTTGTTAATAGCCAAGATTCTATTTCTTTTCTTTCAAACCACACAAACTTTCCTAAACCTTTATAGTATGGTATTATGTTTTTACTTGTAAGTTTATAAATAGAAGATTTAGTATAACCAGTATATGTAGAAAGTTCATCTATATTAAAAACATCTTTCTGTGATAATAAAAGAGATTTGAGCTTCTCTGCTTCTTTTAACTGAGATTCTAATTCTCTGATTTCCATTTTCATTTTTATTTCTGAGTTTTCCATAATTATTTATTATTAAATTGATTTGCTAGTGAATAAAATTTATAAGTTTCGTAAGGCAGTTTATACCCTTTGCAATTATAACAGAATAGTTGCTTTGCTTTCTGTTCTATTATTGTTGCACATTTGTTACACTTTCTCATAATTAACAATTTAAGTATTCGTGATTGTGTGTAACAGACATTTTAATCTCTCCATCAGGATGATTTGAATAAACCATTTTAAGAGCTTCTACAAGCACTTCTAGTTCTTCTGGTGTGATTGTATAGGAATATATTTCTAAGCTTGCTAGCATATCTTTCTTTGCCTCCTTGTCGCCCTCTATCCTGTAATTAGAACTAACTTCAATTTTAACATCATCTTGTAGTTCATGCCTTGTCTTTTTTACTTGACTCATCATTTTTTGGTTATAATCTTTGATTTTCTTTATTATTGTTTTCATATCTCATAAGTTTTAGTTGAGTTCATAATGTAGTTAGCGTGTACAGTAGCCTTATGATGTAGTTCGTCATTCTTGCCTTCTAAGAAGTCCATGTAATGATTTTGCCAATTAATATCATATTGTAAGCTTACCACCTCTTCTTCTAACTCATATATTTTATCTATTAAATTGTCTTTTGATGTTCCCATTTTATTCAGTTAATTCTATTTCTTTTTCTATTATCTTGCCTTCTAAATCTACAACTGTGTAGCCATGACTTTTTAATAGGTTAATTGATTTTCCTATTTGATTTACTCTTTTTCTGTAGTGGTCAAATATCTCGTTCTCAAATGCGTTTACTTTATTCATAATTATTTGCTTTTATTTGTTTTAAATTGTTTTCTTAATAAATCCATTACTAGATTTTGATTAGATTTCTGAATCCAATCCTCGTTAATCTTAAAATGTTTTGAGGTAATCTTTTTGTTTTCTCTCATTGTTTTCTTTATTAGTTATACACAAACTTAGTTAATAATTTCCAACTGACCAAATAAATATAAAAAAAATTATCTAATAAAGTAATTGCCATGAGGTACAGACCTAGTAAGTAAGTACTGCACCAGATAACGACAACTATCTATTCCGTGATTAAAATTATCATTTGGAATAGAACCTGATAACTTCCAAGAATAATTATTAAACTCTCTAATTAAATTTATAGAACTGCTATCAATTACTATTTGATAATCTTGCATTAATGCAATACCTGATAAAATACTACCTTTCTTTTTTATTGTAGGAACTATACCTGTTAATCCTTTTGTTTTTAATTCACTAATTAAACGAGGCTCACTATTATCGGCAACAATTAAATTCTTACCTGCCTTACGAATACAAGCATCATAAATCTGTGAAGTAGTTAAACCTTTTTTATAAAGATGTTCTTTAAACCAAATAATTTTTCTAGTTTTGTCAATAGCACCTTCTATTAAAGCTGAGGGGTCAACAGAGAAACCAAAGTCCAAACCGAATATTGAATCTATTTCCGTATTAAATTTACCTATATTCCAATGAGTAAATATAACTCCTTCTGCTCTTTGTAACCAACCACCCATTATTTGATGCTTATATTTAAGAGGTCTTCTTACTTTCATATCCTCTATTTGATTCACAAAAGATTCTGACAAGTGGTCTAGGTTATCTAAATATGTAGTATGTATATAAGTAATATTTTCTTTTGTGCCATTAAATCCATCAGGAACTCCTCTGTTTTGAAAGAATCTTTGATATATCCAGTTCTCTTTTGTTGTAGGGTTTAGAATTAATATACATCTGTTCTTTACGTTCTTTGCTCTAATACTAAAATCTATCTTGTCAAAACTTTCTTCATCTGTTAACTCCTCTGCTTCATCTAACACAAACGAACTAACACCCTGTATAGATTTAAGCTTTGCAGTTTGGTCTCCACTTGAAGTTCTAATACCACTAAAGTATATTGAACTGCCTGTTAAATTATTAATGATTTCTGTTTTAGTTACAGTGAATTGGTCAAGTATTCCCATCAATTCAAGCTTCTCTATAAACTCAGGAATAATAGACATACCTGCTGAAGTCATTGTATAACGAGTGAATAATATTCTATGTCCTTTTTCGTATGTAAGTAACACCAAGAATGTATTAGTGGCAAATGACTTACCACTTCCTCTACCCCCAGTTATTACATAGTAACGACTTTTAGAATTGAATAGAGCTTGGTATTTAGGATTAAGATTTAGCTTCTTCATCTTTTACATCTTCTGATTCTATATCAATAGTTTTTTCTTTATCAGCAAAGTTAATGATTGGTATGTTAACTTCTGTTTTAACATTAAGTTCTTTTAATTCTTTTGGTTTACCATACTTGTATTCCCAAAGTAATCTCATGTGTGGAAAGCTATCTTTAGATTGTTTAGCTAATTCAAGCCAAGCTTTCTCTTCACTACCAAACACTTTTTTCATAGCTCCTAAAGCATAGTTACCTAGCTTTTTTTCTCTTGCCTTTGGTGGTCGTCCTTGTCCTCTTGACACTCCCTTTAAAGCACCGTTGTTTGCTCTTCCGTCTTTTTTCTTTTTATTATCGTCTTCTATTCCTTCCATAAACCTCTATTTATTAATTGGCATATAATAGAGTAATTGCCTAAGTCCTGATATGTATCTATTAAAGTTTCATTATTGCCTTTACGATTTTTAATAATTAGATTTTTCCATCTACTTATTTTGTCATTCATTCTAAACCATAAACCATGTAAAGCAAAATCTTTACCTTCTTTAGTTTCTAGGTTTGCACCAGTGCTTATATTACCAATGCCATAATCTAATTGCTTCTTTGCAAATAATTCAAACTGCTCTTCAACAATCTTTTCATAACTCTTATAAAGATTTGGTGCTTCTTTTTGTAATTGCTTTCTATAATTGTTTTTCATATTTTCTTGTAATGTATTTCTTGTTTTTTAATTCTACTTCTCTCTCTGGCATATTACTAATGACCATTGTTAATTCATCAATGTCTTTATTGTCTAAGCTATTTATTTTAGCTCTAATGTATTCTCTTTTAATAAAATTATCCATTTTATTTATATTGTCAACTATATGTTCTAACCAAATTAATAAACTAGAATTATACTTTTTGTGTAAATCAAATGTTCTAAGAGAGTGTATAAGGGTTGCATGATTTATATCCCAACCGTTATTGTTATAGAATTTAGTTATTTTACTCAATGGCATTTTCTTATAGTTGTATAGTATGTGATTCAATAAAGACCTGACCTCAACATATTCTCTTCTTCTTGTTACTCTAAATACATCTAATCCAGATATTCTATTAAGTTCGTCTGCTATTTCTTTTTGTGTTATCATTATGGTAAATAATTTTGTTGAATCTTGTAATCCTCTAAAGCGTGTAATATTGCACCACAACATTCATAGTGCTCTTCATTCTCATACTGTTCGATTAATAATGGTATTTCTTTTTCTGTTATTACTCTTTTCTTTAGACAAAGTAGAGTGTCTTCATAACAATCTAAATAATCTAAGTATTGGTCTTCCATTTATAAAGTTGCTTTTACAATATAATTTTCAAGGTCGTATTCATTTTTAATATAGTTTTCATATACTTTTATTGCATATTCAACCTTTTGTTCTCCACTATAATAAAACTCTTCGCTTACATCAAATATGCCTATTTCATTTGTAG